GTACTTAATGGAGTAGGTTCATCAGGAGATTCATCTTTAGAATGTTTGATGAACTTTTTACCAACAGATTGAGGTATTCCAACTTTTTTAGCAAATTCAGGATTATGTGCAACACCTTGCATTAATTTTTCTTGAGATTTGCTTTTAAATGGCATAAAAATGACCTATTTGGTTTTTATTGATTGTAATGCTAATTCACCTTTTTTTGTCAAAATATTTTTGCATTGCTTTAAATTGTATAAATATACATATGAGCACCTACAATATACTTCTTCAGCTGGTTGTGTTATTTCATCTGTATAACCATGAGGATGATCTAAATAACCTTGCTTATCTGCCCAAGATCCACGAATGACATAGATTTTTTCATCTCTTTCTTTGTGATCTTTTCGATAATTGTAATTTAATTGCTTCCAATGACTAAGCCACCTTCCAGCAATTGCACCATTATCTACTGCCACAATGTCATTAATGTTTGCAATTAGCTTATGGGTTTGATCAATAATTACCCTTCTTTGCTCAAATCCCATCTTGCCCAATGATTTACGAATATCTTTCTTTTGCTGAACACGATCAACTACCTTAGATCCACCAGCAGGAATTGATGTTGCCCATCCTTCAAATCGTCTAAGAACATTATTAATTGCATCTTTACGATTTAATTTAATCAAATTAGCTGATGTTACTATTCTTCTATCCAATTCAGCTTGAAGCTTAGGTTTTAATCTATTTATATCAAACTTACTAACTCCACCTTTAACCAATGATCCTTTAGTAACCAATCTATGAAAAGCAGATCTTAATGCTTTCTCTAATTCTTGATGGATTTGTTCTTCAGGTATTAACTCAAGTAGTGCAGATTGATAAATCTTGTCCATCCACATTCTGATACGATCCTCTGAATCATAGCCATTTTCTATAATGTCATTAACTGCTTCAGTAAGTGTTTCAAAGAATGTCATTGTGTTTTTAATTTAATCATTACTATCATCAGGAATATCTTTCCATTCACCAGTTTTTAATAAATCTTCATCTTCATCCCAATCTTGAGGATTTGAATTAAAAAATTCTTTTTCTTCTTTTACTGGCATTTCAAAATCAACATCTTTTGGAATTGGTAAAGTCATTATTTTTTCCTTTTAAATAATTCATCCACATGATCCTCTAATTCTTTAGGTAGAGTACCTTTTACATATTCAGGATGAGTTACAAGGGTTGCTAATTCTGCATCAGTTTCTTTAATGTTAGTTGTGGCATATTCTGATATTTTCCATTTAATAAACTCACTAATTCTCTTTTGCTGTCCCATATCAGCTTGTTCAGTAGGAAAACCAGTTAATTTCCCTTCATTAGCCAATTTTTGCATTAATGTACCTAATTTTTTAGGAGAATTAATATTGGATTGCAATCCTAATGCGTGTGTCATTTCATGAATAATCGTAGCCTGTAGTTCGTAATCAGTACCTGCTCCTATTGTCCATTTAGGTTTATTGTCTTTTTCTCTATTTTCTCTAAAAGTTTTTTGATCTTGAATGTATTCAGGATCATAATATTTGCTATGACTAATAGAAAAATAACCAACTCCATCTTGTTGCCAAGCATGACCACAAGATTTTCCTACACCAGCTGGTGTATATGAAACTTTTGCATTTTTAAATGCTTCTTTAATATCCCATCCTCTTGAATCAAGATCATCAAAAGAACTAGCAACTTTTCCTATAATCATTCTTTGCTGTTTTGCTGATTTAGTATTAGATGTTATATCTACTGGTGTATGGTTACGAACATAAGATTTAAAACCTGAACCTTTTTCTTTATCATACTTATCACGCAATTCCTGAGCTTTAACTAAATCTCCTGAAAATTTAGCTTGAACATAATCTTTCCAAAGCTGATCAATAACTTTTTTGCTTTTCTCATTTTCAAAGCCAAAATTATATTTTTCTTTTAATTGCTTAGAAACTTCTTCAATTGGTAATTTTTCAAAAGTTTTATTGAATTCATTAATTGCTATTTGACCAGCAGAACCTGATTTTGCTTTTTCTTTATTTACAGTAGAAGATAAAGTTTTTATTTTGTCGTATAAACCCCAAAAAGTACCATTTGTTTCATTACTACGATTTTCTCTTAATTGGTTATAAACTTTTTTAGCATCCAATAAAGCTTTTTCTTTATCTTCAAATGAACTTTTTTTACTTAAATTATCTATATTTTCTATTGTAAATTTTCCAGCATCAGATAAAAGTTCATTTTGTAATGATTTTAATTCTTCGTGTATTTTTTTACTTTCAGGATCATCTTCTGATTTTAAATCAAATATTTCATAAGAAAGTTTAGTGCTAACTCTTACTACTTCATCGATATTTTTACTTTCAATTGCTTCTTTTTTTAATTTTGTAATATCTTTTAGTTTTTCTTGCAAAGGAGATAGCTTTGTTTCAACTTCATGGCTTGGCTCATGGCTTGGTTCATTACTAGGCTTTGGTGGAAATTGAGGTACTGGCATCCCATGCTTTTCAACATTCTTGGATTTATTTTTTACATCTTTTAATTCTTTGCCATTTAATTTACCACCAGCACCACCAATTACTTCACCTTGACCATTAATAAGGATATGCTCTCCTTCACCTTCACCACCATTTAAGGTGATCCAATGCTCACTATCATCATTTTTAATAACTAAATGGTCTTGGGATCTTAATAAAGCACAAACTCCTTGAGTATTTCTAGGATGAATAGTTACAAATTGACCTGATTTTTTATTAAGGAATCGCATATTTAATCCTAAGATCCACGAGTTAATTTTTCTTCAGGCATTGCACCTTGAGGTGGTTCATACTCTGATATTAGATCAGGATCTAAATTTAATGAACTTTGGAATAGATCTTCCATTTCATTAATGTTGTCTTGAGCCCATTGAATCAATGTTGCTCTATTCTGTGGATCAATTACTGGTAGAACAGTTCTTAATACTTCAGTAATCGATTTCATCTTAGTATCAGCTACTTTAACCTTTTCACTTGGTGGTTCTTCCATGAGAGAAGCCCATTCAGCTTTAAATGCGTTTTGCCACATATAAAAAGATTGTTCATAGGTCTTATCTTTGTAGATTTCAGGGTATTGATTCTGAACTGCTTCAAAGAACTCTCTATTCCAAGCTCTGTGCTGAACAATCTTATCAAAAAACTTGAATAAGCTATCCATGTCATTTCTAATACCATCAATGAATTGAACAATAGCTTTAGCATCTTCTGTACCTTCACCAAATCCTTGTGTCATTGCTTCATCTTTTAGCAGTAATGCAGGAACATCAGAAGCAGCGGCTATGTTTGCAATTATGTTGCTTCTTGCAGTAGTCATAGCAGTATCAGTATTGGTAAGGTTTAAAGCTTCAATGCTTTCATCAATATCAATAGATAGAACATTACCAGTTTTACCTTGTTGGAGATAAGTCCTCTTAATGCCTGAAGCCATTTCCATAAGGTTATTAACAATTGATCCAGCTGGTTTTTGTTTAGCAATTAATAAACCTGCTTTAAAAGTAACCAAATCATCAGTAATCATCGATTGAACAAATGATTTCATTGGGTAGAGAGCTCTTAAAAATACAGATCTACCAGTAAAACCAAATGCTGAGGATTGAAAACTAAGGTAAATAGGAGTGTTATTGAACACTACAACAGATCTACTTGGATGATATGGTTGACCAGCCGCTGTACTATAGGCTAATGGTTTTTGGAAATCAGGAGCATTGGGGTTTTGATTTGTAACAATTGATCCAGCTAAATTTAAAGGATCTAATTGATTAAAGTAAATTTCTTGATCAGCAAGTTTCCAAAGGTCTAATGGTTCAGTAGTTGGAACATTAGGAGATCCAATAACAATTGCACTTGCTCCATAAGCTCTTTTAATGAAACTTACATCACGAATATGATTAGTAGCACCTAATTTATCCCATTCACGATTAAAAGCATCAACAAGCATATCTTTGGGTTCTGCATCTACATTAATCTCTCTAGGCTTGGATAAAGCCATGACAATAGGCTTTTCTACGAGTTTTCCACCTAAAGGATGATATTCCCATAGGGTTTTACATAATTGATAACCAGCATCAGAACCCGGCTCTATATCTCCAGCTGTCAAAATATCAATAAGAGTTCCACCAACTTTTGTTGTAGTAATCGTTATATCTGACATGGTTATCCTTATTGTAAAATCATATAAATATTGTATCAGTAACCTCTTTTATCTCCAACTCCTATTGCTATTCCATAGGTAAAACAGTCTAGCAAGTCATCCGCCC